GATTCATTCCAAAGTTTATCTAAAAAGGCAGTGTCAATTTCTTTTGGATCTTCCTCTTCAGTTTTAGCTTCTGGTTTCTCTTCAGTTTCAGCTTTCTCTTCTTTAGGTTCACCAAGTTTCTTTTGTAACTCAATGTAACCTTTTTCTAAGTCCTCTGCGTCCTTGAATTTACCTGCCAGTAATTCGTTCTGTGCTTCGGTGAGTTTTTCACCTACCTCCAGAGCTTCTTTTTCTTCTGCACTGAATTCACCTTCAGGTTTCTCAGTTGCATCATACGTTAGTGTCTGCGCTTCTGCCATTGATAGTTTCTACGGTAAGGTTTCCTAATCCAACTGTTGTTACCACCTTTGAACCAGGTGCTTTAATAGTTGGCTTGCCAACCTTCATCTTAGGTGCATATTTCATTTTAGTAGTCGGCTCTTCTTTCTCATTAAAGAGCTTCTTATCTTCTGCACTAAGGGGTGGTTGGACTTTTTTAGTTGCTTTCTTAGCCCGTCTAGGACGGGTTGGTTTAGCTTGGTCCACTTAGTTCCTCCGCTAGTTGTGGGTTTTTAGATGGATCGTTGATAGGAGCTGATGCCATTTGTGCATCTACTTTAGCTCCTTCTAATGCCATCTGTTGTTGTTGAGCTTGCTGCTGTTCACCTTGAATCTCTTGCATAGATCTTACAAGGTTAAGTATATCTATACCTTGAGACGCAGCTAAACGTTTAATAACTTCTTCAGGATTAATGAATTGTTGTGTTGCTTCTGGTCCCATAGTTTGAGAGATTGTAGTTAGGAACTGTCCTAAAGCTTCTCTATCTTGTCCACGTCCTAAAGCGTTAACACCTGCTACAATAGTAGGTTTCACGATTTTCTGTGGTAACCTTGGTATCTGACCTGACTTCTGAAATACAGAAAGTTTTCTATTTAAGTATGGTACTAAGAAGTCAACAGTAAGTAATGAGAATAAACCTCCAAGCTGTTGCTCTAGTTCCATCTGTGTCATACGAACTTCTTCTGCAGTAGTCCTTTCTGATTGTCTAACATTTAGAATCAAGAAAGCTTCAGCTAATCTCCTCTCTAATTGTTGGACCATGTTATAAGCTGTAGCAAAGTCAGCAGTTTTACCTACTTGTACCACACCTATATCATCAGGACGTCCTTGGACTATGGCTCCATTACCAGCATTGGCTAGAGTCTGTGGTTTAGTAGTTGAAGATGGTGAGACAACAAAGACCACCTTAGCAGCCGCTGCAGAGCCTTCTACGAGTGCCTGAGATAGAGCCTCAAGACTCTTAAGATCTCCTACAAACTCTTCGACACGTCCTCTACCATATGCTTCTCCATCTACAGTATTAAATCTGAGATGTAACCAAGGTGTTGTATCTACAGGTGCTTTACCTTGAGACCCTGGTACTATTTTATCGAATACTTCTTGATGCCAAACGAATCTATTGTTGTCTCGCCTTATGAGTGTGTAAACATCACAGTCGTCATTATCTTCTCCTTCATTGTTAGTTGGAGAATAATCTTTCACAACATCGGCCAACAATTTTTTGGCTATTTTTTCTTTCGTGACAATTTCAATCACATTCCCGTTGCCATCTCTATCTACAACAAAACGGTTTAATGGATAAAGTTTTAACCCCTCTTTTCCCATGAAGACTAGAGCGTTACCTGCTACCACCAAGTGCTTTAACGCTTGATGGATAATAACTCTATCATCAGTAGCTGCAATAGCTTCTAATATAGTACGCTCTATCTTTGCAAAGGATAAATCTAATTCAGTTTTAACTTCAGGAGGTACATCACCTAATTGCGACTCATCTACTTGAAGTTTAAAGAAACTTGTTTGAACAGGAACAAGAGCTAACATAAGCTTTGAAGCTAAGGTAACTACACCTTTGGCGCCGATTGACTGCCAAGGTGTTTTAAGATCTCTTGTACCTCCTTTATAAGTTTCCTCTTCTCTGATTAAATGTGGAAGTGTTAACCTTGCACATACATCTGCTTGTTGTAAATACTCGGAACGGTAGCTGGACAAAAAGTCATACCTAGATTTTGCAGTCATTATGCTATGTTAAGAGTTTTTACATTTGAACCTTTACCAGTTCTAGCGAACTGTGAAGTGCCTCTTGAAGATACGCCACTTCTATAGGCTGGTGATTGATTCCTTCTAATACCTAATGGTCTACCAGTGACCGCAGTAGCTGATGAGGTTCTTACTTTCATAGCTTCTCTTTTAGCAGCTTCTCTAGCAGCTTCTTGAGCTGCAATCATTGCATTGTATCTTTTCGTCGCTTCGTCTGCACGTTTAGTTGCTTCACTCTCTCTCCAAGCAGCGGCTTCAGCAGCATCAGTTTTAGCGGTATCAGCAGCATCTTGACCTGCAGCGAAACCTCCAATTGTCATAGCTAAGTTACTCATTTCCCCACCTATTGCCAGGTTAGGGTTATAATTAGCTTGGTCTCTTATCTCTTGTGCAACCTTACCAGACATTCCACCACGACCTTGCTTGTAAAGTTCTATGTCTGCTCCACCAGTGTAAGCACTAGCACCTAAACTTGAATCAAGTTTGCCTGCTTTTGCAGAGTCATAAGCTGACTGTAAGTTAGAACTTATATCAGCTCTTCCTCCATAGGCACCTGTAGTACCTGCTAATGCATCACTTGCTTTAACTGCTTTCTGAATATCAGCATGGGATACACCCATCTGTAAAGCTTTAGTAACATCTTTGCCGCCAAAGAATGAACCTCCTTGGTCTGCCCAAGTCATCCAACTTGGTTTTGTATAAGAAATTGTCATATTAAATATTCCACGAATGTGAAGGTAAATTACTTGGTCGTTTTACATTAACCTTTTTAAGGTTCTGAATTGAATCAGGCATATCTATAGCTTCTCTGGTTTTTGCTCTAGCTATTTTTAAAGGTTCTCTTGTGTAATTTTTGAAGACATCTAGTTCAGCTCCTTCATATTTAGGAGCATTATCTGGATCAAACTTTCTTTCATATTTTCCCTCCCACCCTTTAGTAGGATCAAACTTTTCACCAGCTCTAGATTCTTCTAAAACTTTTTCATACACTAATTTATTAGCATCTCTAATTTCTTGAAGTGTATCAATCTTATCATCACCACCTAAATCTTGATGAGCTTTTACCCAACGATTATCTTGTGGTTCACCATCTTGATAGTACTCCCAATTTACATTAGATAACGCTTGCTCTTCTGTTTCCCAAACTTTACCAGTTACAAACTCATAATAGCGTGTATCATCTTTAGTAATATCATTACCTTCTTCATCTTTCATTGACCATTTAATATCTAAACCCCACCAATCTCTATCTGTTCCAGCTGCTACATGACCTTCACCGTGTATCCATGAGTCATCATCATCGCCTCCGTGTACATACTCTGGTGTACCCCACATTTCACTGATGAATTTATCAGTATGTTCTACAAAATCTTCATATTCATTACTGCCTACATTTACAGCTAATTGAAATGTATGTACATTACCTAAAGTATATTTATCTGGAAGACGATCCTCATCGTCTTGTTCTGTATCATGCCAAGGTGTAGGTGTAATCCCATCCCAGTAATCATGATATGTATCTATATCCATTCCTATGCCTGCTGCTGCAGCTATTTGGTATGTCATTACCTATTCCTCGAGGCGTTTGATTAGCCAATCAACTACTGAACGTTGACCAGCTTTGTACATTATACTTGTGATCTCTTCTTTAGGGTGAGGGTTAACGAGAGGAAAATTCTTCTCCATCTCTTCAAGGATCTTATCGTCAACTCGAGGTCCAAGTACAGCCTCAAGCATATTGTGGGAGGTTTGCATTACTATGTTCAAAGAAAGCTGGCATCCGAGCGGATTTGGTGGCAACCAATTCTGGTGCCTTACCTTGATACATTAAATTATCACTCGAATCCAACCAGAATTTTTTGTCTAAATATCTATCGTAGGTATTTGTACCTAGTGGTTGAAGAATCCAGTTAATGGTGGCCTTCCTAAGTTTATCCAAAGATTGACTAGGAGATAAGCCCAACTCACGACATACAAGGCTATTAGTGGCCACGTGTATTTGTTCGTCTCTAGAGA